TACATAATAACATCTTTAGAAAGAAAAGTCAACAAAAAAGCACCCGGGGGTGCTTTTTTGATGCTTTGAATAAGCCTTGCAGTGATTAGCTGAAAGACAAATTACTTACGGCAATTTCTCCAACATAATCTCCGGCATTGCCGAATGAAGATGCAGTATTAGTGAGCTCGATGTAGCCATATCTTGTCATAAAACTAACCACTGGTTCGAATGTTGTCGGATCTAGAACAACACCGCTGCTCATCAATGGAATGTATGGGCAGTAGAATGCTGGAGCGTCAGCTTCTGAAGAACCCTTGTAACCAACCAATACTGGTGTAGTATCAGCAGCGTAAGAGTCAACAAACACACGCATAGAGCCGTTCAATGTACCAACAAACTTGGTGTTTGTAGGTGCTTCGAATGTGCCTTCTGTGGTACGAGCAAATGCGCTGGTTGTAGCACTTTGCAGCACTGTCAAGGCAGCTGAACTAACAACAGCGTAGTTACCAGCGCCACGACGTGTACGTTGAGCGATCAAGTTAGCAACACGGTTAATCAAAACAGCCAATGCGGCGTGTTCGTCACCAACGAATGTAGCTGTACCTGAAACGGTAGCTTGGTTGTATGTGAACTCAGTAGATGCCAGTGAGCGCAGGCTCAGCAAGATTTCCTGGTCAATTTCAGCTGTAATTTCTTGAGCCAGAGCGGCCATGATTTCAGCTTCAACGTCAATACCATGCATGGCTTGAGCGTCTTGAGCAGCTTCAAAAGTCCAACGAGCTTGCAATTTGCGAGTCTTGGCTTCAACAGCTTGCTTCAAGATCTGTACGGAAATCTGCTTACCGCCGTTGCCTTCCATGGTGGCTGTGTTGCCGCCAGTGTAGGATGTAGCTGTAGTAGTGTCCTTGGGTACAGTAGAATATGCTGTGGCAATAGTGAATGGGCTCAGTGCTTCTTGACCGGCTGTGACGCTGGTAGCGGCAGCACTAGAGTCAGTTAGGCCTTGGGCATAACGCACACGTAGAGTGTGGATCTGACCAACTGGTCCAGTCATTGGCTGAACGCCAACCAACTCGTTAGCAATAACGGTCGGCATTACACGACGGATCACTGGAAGAATAACACGGTTAAGTGTGGCGATGTTACCGCTACCGGTAGAACCAGCACTTGCGTTTTCTTTCAAATATCTACGAGTGTTTTCGAGAATAACACTCATGCTATTGCGCTTCGAGCCGTTCAAACCTTCGAGCAGAGCTTCTTTGGTCTCGCCCCAGCGACTTTCAAGTAGTTCTTGTGACATTAAAGTCTCCTATTTTTTTAAAATCACAGTCCTGCCAGGCGCTTGAGGTCAATCACATTGCTGCGATCTTGTTCAGTAGCTGCTGTTTGGTTTGGAACTGTCTTATCACCAGTAACTTCGGTGACCGATTCTGCAATTACTTTACGGGTTTTTGCAGAGCGATCTTCTAATACGGCTGGTAGATACTTTTCAAAAGCTGACTTCAAACGAGTAGTTTGAACGCTTTCGAGCAAATTACGCATGACATCTTGCTTTTCCTTATTCAAGGGGGCTAGCAACATTTCCATTGTGCTTTCACGCTCATTGGATTCTTTGATCATACGCAGTTCGCGTTCTTTTGACTCAACGATAACTTTTGCTTTCTCGGTGAGTTGGATTGCTTCAGCAAGACGGTTGTCTTTGTGAGCAAGTAGTGTATGCAGTTTGCGAACTTCGGCGTTCTCATTGAGGTGAGTAGCACCAAATTCAGCTGCATACGCTTCAAAAATTCTACGACCAAAATTGTTCTCACGAGCAATCTTGATGTCTTCTTGAAGTTGTGTAAGTTCGGCCTTCAAATGACGGCTAACAGCTTGACTCATCTTCTGGCTTGATTCTTTAATGAATCGAGCCTTGAGGCTTTCAAGTTTATCACGGGCTTCGCGGACCAAACGTACTTTGGTTTCCACCACGTCACGTTTGTCTTTGGCAAATTCTGTGATTTCCTTGGCAAGAGCACTGACCACAAAGCCTTCGAGTTTATCGAGACTTTCAGTGTGCATCTTGCGGTCTTTGCGCAGTTCGCTAATTTCTTCAGCCAATTTGGTCACCAAGAAGCTGTTAAACTTAGTGGCGCTTTCTTTCATTTTGACTTGGAACTTGACACGATCTTCGGCTAGTGCTTGCTTTTCAGCAGCAACTTGCTGTAGTTCGGACTGCAGACCTTCTGTTACCATCTTATCTAGGGCTTCAACCATGACTGACTTGTCATGCTCATAACGGTGTGCAAACTCTTCACGTAGTTCTGCACGAACTGATTCACGAGCCTCCATCAGTTTAGATTCCCAAGCTTCGTTGAGTTCTTTACTGACTTCTTCGTTGATCAGGCCGCTTTCGAGCAGTGGTTTAATAGCATCAAACATGCCTGGTTCTCCTTAGATTTTGAGATCCTGGATCAAGCGTTTTACTTCTTGAGCCAAGTATCTCTGCACTTTGTCACTGTCGCCACTCCCGCGAGCCATCTCCATAATCTTGTGACCATGACGCATGTTCATGAGTCCTTCATAGATTGCCTGGGGATAAGCATTGGGTGCTGAGGGTTGAGCAACCACATCAATAGTGACTATTTCAAAGTCACTAACATGTCCTGTTCTGTCGTCTACGTTGCCTGAACCTCGGCTGGATACGCCTAGTTTCACGCCACTTTGCAACAGTGTCTTAATTAAATTACCCATTGGAGTAGGTAGAATCTTCAATTTACCGCAACCAGCATGTCCGTCCATCCACATGCCTTCTACAGAATGGCACACACGATCCAAGTTAATCTTGAGATCGTCTGGGTGGTCCACTTCACCTAGTACGGAGTTTCCGTCGCGGATCTGTTCGTTGATTGTTTCTACTGCTTTGAGAATTTCGTGGCGTGGATAGATGCGTTCATTTGCATTACGTTTATCGCCTTCAATGCAAATGCCTTTGAGGTAGAGATTCTTACCCCCGCTGACATCAGCTTCTTCTAGAACCTGAATGTTAGCTTGGTTAAATGTAAGATCTTCTCTTAGGTACTTTGACATCTAATTAACCTCTACGACCGCCTGGCAGTGGGCTCTTGGTGTTGACACCAGTAGCTTGAGCCAAGTGTGGCTTGGTAGCAGCAGTCAAATTCTTCATGCCAGCGCCAGCTTTGTTCTGGAAATCGCTGATAAGATCTTTGGTTGTTGGGGCTGGTCGGCCTTTGGCTTCAGTGCCAGTGGCGTGTACAGGCCTAGCAGCCATTCCAGCAGCGCCGCTGTTGGCAGCTACATTAGACTTCTTGTTAATGTTGCCTTCTTCGGAAGTTACTGGCTTTGGGGCTGCTTTTAAGCTCACAGCTTCTGCCATGGGCATCATTTCTTCTGTGTCATCAACTTCAATAGCATCGCCGCCTTCGTCGGGGCCAAAATCATCGCCGTCGCCCATTTCGGCGCCGCCCATGGCATCTTCAAATTCAGCCATGAGTTCATCAAGCTTGGCTTCTAAGTCCATGATGTCGCCACGGGTTGCAGGCTCGCTGCTGCCGCCTTCGTCGCCTCCGCCAAAGCTGCCCATGTCGTCGCCGTCGTCTTCAACGTTGTCTTCAGCGTCGTCTTCTTCGCCTTCCATGCTTAGGTCTTGCTGCTCATCAGTTTCAACTTCGTCGATGAATTGGTCAGAAGCATCCATGTTCATGGCGCCTTCTTCCATTTCTTCGCCTTCTTCAAGATCGTCGTGTTGAGCTTCGTCAAGCTCTTTTTGCTCTTCTTCATCCATAATACTTTCGTAGATTTCACGGCTCTTGGCCACTACGATGTCATGGAAAAGCTCGCGAGCTTTTTGGTCTTCATCATTGATTACGTATTCAATCAATTGTTCAAATTTGTTCATAAGGGAAAACTCCTATAGGTAAAGTGTGCTGTTATTTACATAACAACCAAAAACTCTACTGTTTAAGGAGTCAAAATGGCGATAAATGCCAATTAAGCCATTGGTGCTGGAGGGGGTGAGTATTGTTGGCGCACTAGTTTGAGTTTTTCTTTGTATTCGAATGCACGGACGTCATTCATTTTTCTCAACTTGTTTAGTTGTCTCAAAGTCAAACGAGTTTTCCGCAGATCACCCAGTTGCGGTTGGCTGTTGTCTTGCGATAGATCTTGATAGGCTTCGGGATCTTTTTTAAAAAATTCTTGTAGCAGCATGGTTATATTTATACTCCGCCTGGTGCTGCGCCCGGTGCTGGAGCCGCTCCTGGACCAACCATTTCGCCTGCGCCAGGCTGTTGCATTTGCCCAATTTCTTCGCCAGTACTAATATCAGTTTCCATACCACCTGGTGTAATACCCACAGAACGCAAGTCAGCGCCACCTGAATTTTGCATTTCAGGGCTATCACGTTCTTCTCGCCAGAGTTCTTCGTTTTCTTTGATTTCGTCTTCACTCAAGCCCAAGAAACGCTGTAGCATAAAACGTTTTGACATGTAAGGCAATTGTTCCATGGCTGTGAATGCTTGAATTCTTGTGTTGTCTAGTTCGCTTTGACGATAACTTGCAAAGTTCTGAGGCGGTGAAAACTTCAAATTAAACAGGCTAGAGTCTATGTTAAACCCACGCCATTTCAAAAACATCTTGAATTCGTCGTCTAATTTTTGTGAAATATGACCCTGCAAACGTTCACAATACTGGTTGAATCTGTACTCTTGTATAAGGGCTGTGCCTACTTTTCCGTCTGAAAACGCACGGTCTGAGTCGTCAGGGCCAGTGGGTAAATAGCTTGATGGCACACGCAAACCGCGGGCCATTTTGTTGTTAAAGTACTTTAAGTCGTCAATTTCGCCTAGGTTCTGACCACCAGGCAAGGTGTCTACACTGCTGCCACGTCCGTCTGCGCCTTGTGGGAAAAAGTAGTCTTCGTTGATTGACAGTGGATTGTAACTGCTATCCATCATGTTGGCTCCGCCGCCTGATACAGTGGGGATCCGTCGTTGATGCATTTCGTTTTTAACACGTTCCACAAACGCCATGGCCAAGTGGCTGGGCATGTTGCCCACGTCAATTTTAAAGATTCGTCGTTCAGGAGCACGGCTCACACGATAAATCAAGATTGCATCTTCCAGCAGTTCTTTCTGCTTGAATACTTTGTAAATCTGTTCTAGTACACTGCGTCCAAACGGCCAAAATACGTCTAGGCCTTCGTTCAAGCTCATGTGTATCACATGCTTGGCATCCAAACAAGTTTCGTTCATGGCAGTCATAAAGCGACTGTTGCCCACGCCGCCACCTGACCCACCGTTGGGCATGGTGTAGTTGGCTGCGCCAGATACACTGCCTGTCACAGGATTGGTCATGTAGTCTGTGGTGGTCTTTGCTGCCACAGTCATGTTTTGGAAGTTGGGATTGATGTCACGGATCACATACTGCTCAGGACGCTTGCCTTCTGATTCGTTCACAATCACTCGAGCAACCTTGGTCATGTCAACCCAGTACATTTCAAATGTTTCTGGATCACGCACAAACACTTGATCGCCATACTTGATGGTGTTGCGGAACAGTTTGAATATGCGCTGGTCCAGTTTGTTCAGTTTGACCCACTGTTGCAGTTGTTTCTTAATGATGTCAACTTCGTGGTCTGTGGGTGTTTCGTTGTATTGAATATCAAACGGAGTGGCATTTGACTCGTTGATCTGTGTGGAGAACTCAGCAATAATATCCAAACAGGCATTGATTTCTGAGTCCATGTCCATGTTCTCATACTGATTGTAACGCTCCACTCTGTTGGGATGACCTGAGTAAACTTCGGGCAATCTGCTGGCATAGTTTCGAAAAGTAAAATCACTAATCATCGAATCAGAGCCGTCGTTTTTGCCGTAGTTGGACAATCCAAATTGATTTTGTCCTGAAATTGGACTCATCACTCCGGATGTGTCTGCAACTTTAAAATACTTGCGCCAGCCTTGTTGTTTGGATTCTGCCATGATTGTTTATTTACCGTTAGTTTGCACTCACCTGGAGTATCTTCTTGCTGATGTCGTTGGCTTCACTCTGCTTGGCAATCAGTGCATCAATGCCAGCAA